CTTCCGCCAGGAACTCGTCCAGGAACAAGAAAGACTACTCAGGGAGAAGAGGATAAGATGAATCCAAAACATAAAAGAAGCCTAAACATAATCAATGACACCATAACAGACCTAACCAATTTTATCAATAACTTCTACCAACAATTACCAAAAGGAGGAGATGATCCAAACCTTGACAAGAGGATAAAGTCTGACCTTGAAGACCTACGGATTTGCATCAAATTATACGAGAATCGTTTAGGCCGGGAATGAAATGCGGATACTGCGGAACCACCTTTATTCCACGGTATCCCAACCAAAAATATTGCAGTAAAACTTGCAGTAATAATCGGCATCGTGAACAGAAATGCGAGTATGCACGCCGACGATACAACAAGATAAGGAATAAACAAATCATAGACAATAGTGCTTTCCGTCCTGGAACCGGCAACCTAACACAACACAGGTTAACCGATGATGAGGCGGAGTATGAGCGGATACAAAGGGAAATCAAAAGACTACGGCTCCGAACCTAAACCGTCTAGAATTATTAATAGTATAGGAGGAAAACAAAGGATAACCTAGTGGGAGCTTAACATTTTCACCTAATCAAAATTTTTGGATGATACTTCCCAAAACAAATAATAATACTAATCTTCCCCTGTATTCCCTTTATTTTTCTTTTATACCACAGTGTAATGCAATTCATAATACAAGTTCCAAATATTAAAGTCAAATCGTCGCAAAGCAAAGCATATACCAAAATAGTTTTACCATTTCCTATAAGTATAGCCAAGATAACAGCAATCTTCAATAATTTGTGCAATATAGTATTCATTAAGTCCCTCCTACAAAGGATTTGAAACACAAAAGGGTTTAGTATCATCCAAAAATGGTGAAAAAACAGAATCATTTTAAATAAGCGTAGGGCATGGATTTTGGTTCAAACCCAAACCAAGCCACAATATTTCCAAAAAAAAAAAGAAACCATTGTTTAAGGAATCATACGATATAAAAATATGCAACTATATCATAACCTAGTAAAAAAACGGGGGAGTACCATTGGGGGCTTCAGCAACCATAAACACCTTTTTCTTTATGGGCCTCAAAACTCCCCTTTTTTTACCACTACCAAAAAAAATAATACTTTTAACACTATTTTTAATATGACCACTCACTACTGCCAACTATGCGGAAAACCATACAAAAAAACAACGAACAACCAAAGATACTGTTCACAAGAATGTAGTCAGGAAGCCCGCAGACTCAAATCACGAGTATATTTTAGTCGATGGTACACGAAAAACAAAGTATACTGTTGGGCAAGAAAAAAAGGCACAGGCACACTTGGACCGCATAGGCATGAAACCGATGAGTCAGAGTATGAGGCGATCCAGAAAGAATTGCACCGCCTACGGCTACGAAAATAAAACTAACCCTAATCCTTTTGACTTGCTTTGAGTGTATAATAACAGAACCATGAAAATAATAAAGTTAGGAGGATAGGATGAGTGGAGTCGAATGCCTACACGAAGAACAAATACAAACCCAATCACGTAAGATAACCGAACTAGAAACAAGGGCGGATTTCAAAGACAAACGAATCGATGAATTATACACTAAGATGGATAAGATGGAAAACAAACTAGACCGGCTTAATGAGAATGTCAATCAATTATTGATACAATCACGGCAAGGAGACACCGACCTCGAATTAAGATTAAAAGCCATCGAAACCGAACTAGCACTACAAAAACAAACCAATATGGATAATCATAATCGTGTATCGCAATTACTAGCCCTAATTGGTGTCGGATTAACAATCATAACCATCTTGATTAACGTTTACTTCAACATAATACACTAACCCATTCATTCATTAGAGAAAAATAAGATACAACAAGGATAATAATGGTGATAATATGGCAATAACCGAATGGCACGAACCTATACACGAATGTCAAAAAGGAGAAGTACAAAGGGAACGATGCTATTTAGAACCATACTTTTTCTTTAATGGAAATTTAAAAGACTACGCTGAATTATTACAATATGCATATGCAAAGAAATATATCCCTGACCAACTCCAAACCAACTCTCAACATGAAGAGTTCCTGGATAAACACCCAATCTGTTTTCATCCTTATGATGTCAAGAATCATAAACCTCCTTCACACAATCAATTAAAAGAATGGAGCAAAGGCACTAACACTTCTTGCGATGAAAAACATAACTGGGATGCGAGAAGGTCAAGCAAAAGGAATGAAGTTAACCGATTAGCTGAAGAAAACCTTGCAGCACAATTAACCGAAGACTTACCTTATTTTTATGAATGTGTCAAAAGAGGTTTCAAAGAAGTGGATGAATCTGTTGAAAACGCAAAGATGATGGGAAAATTCACACCACATCAAGCAGAATCCGCAACCAAAGGAAGAAACAATGCAGTCAACAGTTTACTTCAATTAACTGGTAAAGACAAGAATTATAATGTCAAAGCAGATGTTGATGCAGAAACCAAAGTAGAATACTCTAACGTGGATAATTTATTGGAGGCATTCCATGCAAGCAAAGCCGAATGGGACAAACACAAACAACAACAATAATAATATCTTGCACCTTGGAGCCTTCAGCTACAAAGCACAAAGCTTCATCTACGATAGCGATGCATTCATCAATATTGCACATGGAAGTGTAAGGAGTGGTAAGACAATCGCAGCAACATTCCGCTTCCTACTATTCGTATTAGAATCCGATTACTACGAATTCATGATAAGTGGCAAAACAAGGGATACTATTGAAAGGAATGTAGTCAGAGACCTAATCCGTATGATAGACGGCAGAATACCTTATGTCTATCGGAAGTTCGACAACTACATTGAAATAGCCGGCAACAAGATATGGCTAATTGGTTTCAGTGACGAGGGAGCAACCGAGAAAGTAAGGGGAATGACAGTAGGCGGATGGTACGCCGATGAAATAACATCCGCTAGTAAATCCACTGTTGAGATGGCAATCACAAGGTGCAGTGTGGATGGAGCACAAATGTTCTGGACAATGAACCCAGAATCACCTTATCATTTTATTTACACTGACTATATAACCAACCAAGAGTTACTTGACTCAGGAACTGTTAAGTGTTGGCACTTCACACTAGAAGACAACCTCCACCTAAGCCAAAGATACATTGAAGAGTTGAAGAGAGTTAATCGGAAAAGCCAAGTCAATTACAAACGAAACATACTAGGAGAATGGGTAATCGCCGAGGGAGTAATCTATGACAGCTTCGACGAAAACATCCATGTCTTCCATGACGATCTAACTTCAACCTTCGATGAGATTAATATCTGTTGTGACTATGGTGTATCTACTGTGACAACTTTTGGAGTGATGGGGATAGTCAAGAATACAAAAGAGGGTAACACTTACTACCTGCAAGAAGAAACCTATTACGATGCAACCGTGAAAGGAGTAGCCCAATCAGATAGTGACAGAGTCAATGATATCCTCCGACTGCAAGACAAGTATGGATTAGGTAAACGAAGCACTATCTACTTGCCACACGATGCCGCAAGTCTAAAAGCCCAATGCAAACAAGACCCCCGCATACGGATGAAAGTACGAACCTATGCCCCTGATACCTTCAAGGACATAACAAGGATACAGGACCTGTTCAACAATCAAAGGTTCTTTATTCATGAATCCTGCAAGAACAGTATTACCCAAGCTCAAACTTACTGTTGGGATACCAAAGCCCAACAACGTGGCGAGGATAAGCCTTTGAAGGTGGATGACCATTGCCCTGATATGTGGCGTGGCGGTTTATTCGGTTCCAGGTTAAGCCGAAGAAGACAAAAGATTAATGCGTGATATATTATGACAAAGAAATCTGATAGTTTTATAGTGACAATCGACAACGAGAACGAGTACCATGTTATCGACCAGTTAGAAATCAATAAATATGCAATGAAAGCAGACATTGAGCCAGCAACTGGCAGTAAGCAGGTTGTGGATGAGATGTTCCGTATTGGACATAACATTCTCAATCCAAAGTACAACCCATACGACCTTGTAGCATTACTAGACTTGTACACTTATCATGCGAGTTGTGTTGAAGCGGTCGCAATGGATGTCAGCGGTATCAGTTACACATTGAAACCAGTTGAGAATGTGGAACCTATTGAGGCGGAAAAGGAACGCTTCATTACTGTGTTAGATAATTGTACTCCAAGTATTAATACTCATTTGCAACGGTTAGTGTATGACCGCAGAGCAATCGGTTATGGTGCTTTGGAAGTGATAAGGGAGGATAAGTCTGATTCTGATATTATCAGGTTGAAGCATATTCCGGCTCAGACTCTCCGCAGACACGCCGACCTTAAAAGAGTATTGCACACTACACCCTCTGGCAAACGTGTATGGTTCGTAATCTACGGCAAGAACTATGATGAGTATGGTAACAAGTGTGATGTTCATGCGGATACTGGACAGTTCCACCCATATAATTCATTGGAGCCTCATGAGAAAGCCAACGAATTACTGTGGAGTATGGAGTATGCACCAGGAACTGATTATTATGGCAGACCACCAATCGTATCCTGTCTTGGCAGTATCAAGGGAGACATTGGTGCAGTCAAGTATAACAATGCATTCTTTGACAATTATGGTATGCCTAAGTTTGCTATAACTGTGACTGGTGACTTCGCAGATTACGATGTAGATCCAGATGATGAAGATTATGACATCACACAAACACTTCGTTATAAGATTGGTCAGCAGATTAAGGAAGTCATCCGTAATCCACATTCCGCTATATGTATCACAATCCCATCAGAGGGTGAAGAAGGAAATGTAGACCTTAAAATTACACCCTTGAGTGTGCAGACCGAGGAGGGTCATTTCCGTATGTATCGTAAGGATACCCGTGATGAGGTTATCCATGCTCACCACATGGACCCTTCAAGATTAGGCGTCTTTGATAGTGGCAACCTAAACGGCAGTAACTCCGAAGCGACTATGAGCAGTTACAAATACGGTACTATTGCTCCAATCAAAGCCGAGATGGAGTCATTGATTAATCAAATCGGAACCGAATTAGGAATCACCAGTTGGCGGTTCTGCATTGAAGATGTTGCACCGATTGATTATACCAAAGACCTAGCCCTTGCCGAGTTCCTATTCCAAAGAGGAGCAATGACAATCAAAGAATTAATCGATAACTTCGGAAACAAATTCGGACTAACCCTAGAAGACCCTGATGATTACTACTTGAATGCCAGGTACATTAACGGTCAACCATTAGAAATGATTTGGAATAATACGGAATCTAATCCTATGTTGGAAGTTGACAGTATACTTGGAAGCTTGGAAGATGAATTAAGAAGAGAGGCACAACCAAATGAAGAACCAATCATTGAAAGCAAAGAGACAGATATTAGCCTCACAAGTAGCGAATAAACGAGGATTGAATAATGAGAAGGCAATGACAAGGGACATTGTCAAGTTATTCAAACAAGTAAGTGAAGAGGTGCAAGAAAACCTAACTGAATACTGGAGTGATTACCAGTTACTGCAAGGTCAAATCAACTTAATCACAAAACCAATCCTTGATGCTGAAGAAGAATACAATCGGATACTTGAGAAGTATATTCGCCGCCAATACAGGTTAGGTTCAAGTGAAGCAGAACGAATAGTACAAAACATCACTGATAATGCTTCAATGAAAGCAATTAACCTACAAGGAATCCGAGCAAAAATCAAGAAACAAAGCAACCAATTATTCGGAACCCTACATGATGCTGAAGACGAACTCCTTGAGAAAACATTCATAGCAAGTAAGAGGACACTTGCAAGAGTCACCAGTCAAATCAATCAGATAATCACCGATGGATACACCAGTGGTAAAGGAATCAATGTAGTGGCAGGTATGCTTCAGAAACGATTCGACCAATTAGAGACATGGGAAGCCAAGAGGATAGCACGGACAGAAATCCATAACGCTCATAACAATGCAGTGATGAGAACCTATAATAATCTCGGTGTTGAATACACACAATGGATCGCCGCGAATGATGACAGGACACGTGATAGTCATGCCGAGGTGGATGGTGAAATCATACCAATAGGGGGCAAGTATAGTAATGGACTTGAATACCCTGGTGACACTAATGGTCCGTTGGAGGAGTGGATTAATTGTAGGTGTAGTAATGCTCCGTTTGTGATTCCGTATGGTTTTATGGCACCGAGTTTTAGTCCTTTCAGGGAGTCTGACCTTGTGCCAATCAATACAAAGTCATCTTAATTTTTATTTCTTATTTTTTTTATCCTTTTTTTGATTATCGTAACAATTTAGTTTAATCTTTTTTTCTTTACTACCTTTTTTTTAAACTGCTTTGAGTGTATAATAGAAAGCCCCACAAAAACATAAGGGGTTTTCGGAAATTGATGCTTATGAAAACAATAAAAACACTAACAGACGGCACAATCCTACTAACCGCCCCAGTCATGATACCAGGAGCAAAAGACTGTGACTGGATAAATGGCGAACCACCACTAACTAGTGAGCAAATCCAGGAATTCGCCAAGTCATATGAAAAATACAGATTCATAGACCACGAACACGGACTCACACGAAACGGCACCAAAATAGGAGAACCCGTCAACTCATTCTTACTAACAGAAGACACTACCATGACCACACTAGACGGATCACTAAAAAGTTATCCAAGGGGGTCATGGTTTGTCACTTCACATATAACCAACCCCGAGGCGGTACAGATAGCACTGGGTGGTGGTTATACTGGGTATAGTGCTAGTGTCTTCACTAAGTCACGGGCGGACGAGTACCTGGCCGCACTAAAAAGCGATAAGGGTGCTCCTTTGCCTTGCAGTTGTAAAGATGTTAGTAGCTCAGGCAACAGTCTGATTAAGGATGTGCCTGACCCAGTAGTACTATCAGTAAGCCTAGTTAAAAGTCCTTGCTTGCATGATAGCAAATTCTGTGAAGTAAACCAAGGTGAAATAATGGAAAACCAAGAAGATGTTAAATCACTTAAAAGCAAAGTGCTCTCTGCAATGGGCATGACCGAGGAAGCAGAAGTCCTTGCATTGAAAAGTGAAGTTGCAGATATGCAGGCTACACTTGAACAATTAAAAAAAGACTTCAATGATGCACTCAAGACCCTGCAGGAAGAGTTCACCAAGACTTTAACTGAAGCTTTAACTCCAGTGGATGAAGATGAACCTGAGGAAGCTGATGCTGAAACTGAAGAGGAAGCCTCTGCAGAGAAATCCAAGGAAGAACCAGTTAAAGAAGAAGAAGATGAAGTTGAAGAAGAAGTAGAGACCGAAGAACCGGTAAGTGAAAAAGGCGAATCCAAAGCAGAACCAGTACATGATAACTTGTCTGCTGAGAAGAGTAAGCCTGTTAATATTTATGAAATCATGGGCAAAAACCCTGATGGAACACGTAAAAAATAAACCCTATATTTTGAGGTATGATATTTATGGTGAATGAACATATTTTATCCCAAATTGTAAATGAAAACGAAAAAGAAGTATTCAAGTCAATGAGAAGTGATATGAATACTGCAAAAGCATTATTAAACGAAGAACAATTCGCTCAATTCATGAGAGCTGCAACTATTAATCAGACCATCCTTAACGATGCAAGTTTCCGTAGAATGAACAGTATGTCTCAAGTAGTTTCATCTACTAAAGTCACTAATCGTGTATTACAAACTGGTTACAAAACAGTTAATAATGAACAAGTAACCCAAAACCAATTAACTCCTGCAACCATTGGTTTCGGTAAAGCAGAACTCAATGCAACCAAATTAAAAGCATTAACCAGTATCCTTGATGATGATAAAGAAGACAACATCGAAAGAGAAGCATTCGAACAAACCCTCTTAACCATGATGGGTGAGGCTGTTGGAGTAGACCTTGAAGCTGTTGCAGTATTCGGTGACACCACTTATACCTCAGGTGGAAACAAAGACCCATTATTCAGTACCCTCAACGGATGGTTAAAATCCGCAACCACCACCTTAAAATCTGATGGTGCAAAAGGCTCTGGTACTAAAGACTTCGACCTTGCAGATGGAATCACCGCAATGTTCGACAAAATGTTATACTCAATGCCTGCTGCATACAGACAAGCAAACCTTATGAAAGACCTTGTCTACTATGTACCATTCGAAGTACAAGAAGCATACCGCGAATTCCTTATTGATCGTGAAACTGGATTAGGAGACAGTTCCTTATTGAATGCTGATGAATTAAAATACAAGGGCATTCCAGTAAAATATGCTCCAGTATTAGATGCTGCTGATGGCCGTACTGTACATGGTAATGTTGCTAGTATGTTGACTGTTCCTGAGTTCCTTTGGTACGGTGTCTATAAGGACCTTAGTGTGGAGCCTAAGAGAATCGTGGAAGAGGAAGAAACTGAATACTACTACCGTATCAGATGCGATGCAGCCTTACAATGGGCTGACAGTGTAATTGTTGCAGATATTACTGCCGCTGAAGCAGCAGCATTATTATAGAATATAATGGGTGGTGACTCATTATGTCTATGAAATTCAAGAAAGAAACCAAAGCCAAATTGGCTGACTTGGAAGAGAGAGTAGAAGCACTCGAAAACCCTGAAACCGAACAGGAATCAGAGAGCTCATAAAGACTTGGTGATTCAGTATGGCAGAAAAAAAGAAAACTGCTAAAAAATGCGATTTCACAAAAGACGGAAAACCATTCGATGAATTACCAATCATCGTAAAACGTAACCGTAAACTTTTATACGAATACATTCGTACAGGGGAACTTCCATAAGTCCTCCTGTATATTTTTTTTATTATATGGTGACAAGATTATGTGGATTAGTGTAGATGATGTAATCAATTTCACAGGTTTAAAACCAAAGCATTTAAATCTTGAAAAAGACGACACCACAGGATTAAACAGTATAGTATCCGATTGGATTAATCAATCACAGGATTTGATTAACATGTACACTAATCGGAACTATACCGACGATACAGTACGAGACGCAATAAGGAATGTTTGTCTAAGATTAACCAGCAACATGGTAAGCCTCGCAATCCAGAAACGCGACAATCCAATAATCAAGGTTAATGACTGGACGATCCAAAACGTGCCGAGCAATATCTTCACCGATGACCTCAGAGAAGACCTCCGACCATTTGTTAAGGACTCATCCACTGAGCCTGATAGTATTGGTGTGCTCGCAATTACAGGAAGGGATGAATAGATGGCGAGCTTCACCATTGACATAAACACATCCGATTTAACCAGTAAGTTAAGCCCGGATAAGTTGACACAGGCTAAGCAGAAGGGCTTGGAGTATAGCAGTCAGGAACTGATACGGGTACTGATGCGAAACAGTCCAGTAGACCATGGATTATTAAAGTCTTGGTTTGTTGAATCAATGACATCTGATGAGGCGGTTATTAAATCACCTGCGGAGTATGCACAATGGGTTAATGATGGAACCGACCCTTACACTATAACTCCTACTAGCAAGAAGGCG